ACGTACGGCCAAAGCTTATATGATAGTGGATTTAAATATGGTGAAGCTTCACCTAACGCTGTCTACTATAATGCCCAACTAAAAGCTCAAGCTTCTGATTATGGAACTGTTAAGCTAAGTTGGGGACAGATTACTCCTGTACCTACTGACCCATCCCCTATTGCTTGGATGCTTGTAAAAAGCTACAAAGGTGTGGTAGATAACCCTTACGATGGAATTATTCTTGCTGGACAGCTATATACTGCTGGTTTTACAACTAGCTATACAGATATTAATCTTGGAACATCTGACGTAGAAACAGCATACTCTATCTGGTTATATAACGGCGTTAACTGGATTTTCTGTGGATCTGATTATGCAATGATTGTAGGAAATAAAGATACCCTTACTACGGTAAGTCGTTGGATTCCTAGAGCATGGACTAACCCACAAAACGGTGTAGGGGATGCTACCGGAGAAGTGGATAGCAACGACTTTACCAAAATGTTGGCTGCATTATCATTTCAATATGATTTATTTAGAAGTGAAACTATGCTTCTTGGAAACGTATTTAATCACTCCCTAACCCCTAACCAAATTACAAAGGCTAGGATGGGAGACTATAGCTTTGATTATGAACCTGCTTTGGGCGATACCTATCACCGTTCGCTTTCAGCTGCAGGATTTTTAATTCAAAAGTATAAAGGTACACCTTCAGGCCTTACTATCTATGCCGGCGCATTGACGCATCTTACAAGCAAGGTAGTAATTGGCAGCAACCTTATGCTTGACTATAACGACTCTTCATTTGAAGAAGGTATTGGTCGTTGGACTTCAGGAAATGGTGGAACATCTAGCATAACTCAGCATCTTTATGCTAATGCTGTAACTGAATTTGGTTTTAGTGTTACACCACCAACTCCTTGGATTACAGACCCATTATTTAAACCTCGTTCATTAGGGTTTGGTTATCATGTGTTTACTGGTGGCGCTGACACTATATATTTACCTAAAGCTTTAAGCTCTATTACAGGATATTCTGATCCTCTAGATGTAATTAACTATGGGATACCTATTAAACCTAACACTAGATATCTTTTTTCTGCTTGGGTACGGGGTTTAACTGGGTTTGTTTCTCCATCAGCAGTATCAACAAATATTATTTGGTATGATAAAAACGGTAAATTTATTTCATACGGTACTACAAGCGGAACCACATATGTTTATGCAAATAGTACTTCTTGGTTAGAAACAACTAGTCAATCTGATTCAGGAAGAAATGGAAGACTATCCCCATCTAATGCTGCCTATGCAGGAATTGCTATAAGTGGTTCTTATATAGGTTCATATACAGGACAGACATGCGGCTACGCTATTGATATGTGTCAGCTTGCTGAGTACCAAAATAGTCTTGAGTTTGAAGATGCACGTCGTATTCGCCTTTATCTAAAGGGACAGCGTGAAAACCTTCTTCCTAATCCAAGCTTTGAAAACGGCGTAGGAGGTTGGATTGCCTCCCCTAATGCATCGTTTGCTCAAGACCCTACTGTTTACAATACAGGTCTTTGGGATGGTAACTCTCTTGGTGAATTGACTATTCAATCGGGCACAGGTGCTTGGGTATCTTCTCCTTGGTTTGCAGTAACTCCTGGACAAAACTATACTTTTAGCGCATACGTAAGCTCTGAGTATCCTAGTGCTGGACGTGCGTACCTTCAGATTGAATACTCAAATCGTGAGACAACCGCACTTCAAACACAGATTCTTTCAGACTCAAATGGTCAGTATTACGATCCAACTATTTATAGTGCAAAATCTACGTATGCAACTTTAGTTGCTACAGACCGACTAGATACAAACGGTAATCCTATTGTAGATACTGCTGTACCACAATACTCTCAAGGTACTGGACCTGGAACATACAACGGCTACCCAATTCAGTATGTACCTGTTCTTCAACGCCTATCTGTTTCAGCTATTGCTCCAGATCAACAAAAAGATTCAGGTCAACCTTTGGCTAAAGTATCTATTGTATTTCCAGATATGACTGGTAATGGAATGACGGCGTGGATGGATGGACTATTGTTTGAAAGTTCTCCATCATTAAATACATACTTTTCTGGGGCGGGTGCCCCAGCACCTGCTGACCCTATTAATAACTACTTTATTAGTAGCAACGACACAACGTGGGAATATAAAAATATTGTTAATTATATTCAAAACCCATCATTTGAGTCGGATACCACTACTTGGACAGCAGCTACAGGAACAACTCTTACAAGAGATGCTGGTCCAGAACCTTCAGCAATTCGTCTTACTAATCCAGATGGAACATACCAAAATCCTCCAACAGGAATTGTTCCTACAACCTATGGACCAGCCTATGGAAGCTATATGGGCAAGGTCTCCTACCCTGCTGTAAATATCACAGCTATTAGTTCTACAGGAACTGCTGTAACTTATCGTTACTCAGGAACTTCTCAGGTATTTGCAGTAGGACAGTCTGTAGCTATTTGGGGAAATATGGTTGGATCAACACCAACCTATAACACCACAACTCCTACTGGATGGACTGGAGCAACAATTACTTCTGTTGCTACTGTAACTTCTGGTTCTGTATATTCATTTACTATTGCTAGCACTGCTACAGGAACTGCTACTGTTTTTGGTCAAGCTCAAGTAAATGGCGCATCTATCAGTACTACTGTATATCTTTCAGCCCCAGCTATCGGTGGTGAAGACTTTGTAGTACACGCACAGGTTAGAGCAGCTGAAGGCACATACACTATTGGTACATCTGGAAACGGATTAACAACCAGCAATAGCATGGAAGTTTATCAACACGATCAGTATCAGTGGATTCGTATTTGGAACGTACGTCAACTACAGCCTGGTGAAACATCATTTACTGTAACAATCTCTATTGCGCTTCCACCACAGTTTTATCCTACAGGTGGTCCTGGATATACAATTGCTACAACGTCGTACTTTAATATTGATGGTATACAGGCAGAATATGGGAACACCCCTAGCGGATATCTAGATGCAAACAACTCTAACTATGTTGTGACTTCAATGCCTAACCCAGGAAACACTAATACAAATATGTGGGTAGGACAAGTCCCATCTATCTACGGTGGTAAGAGTAGCTGGTTTAACAATCTATTTGTAAAGCAATCTCGTCTTACAAATACTTTGGGAACTTATATGCCTCAAGGAAGTACATGGGCTATCAAGATTGGTTACCCTACAGATCCGATTCCAGAACTAACAACTTCATTGTTACCTGCTGCTTCTTTTGAATCTAATTTAGGAACATGGTCGGGAACATCTGCAACACTTGCCCGTACTGTTTCTCGTGGAGCATTGTTTGGTGATAACGTCAGTCATGGATCCGCATACTGCACAGTTACTTCCACTGCTTCAGGAACATACGGAATTACATCGGCTCATGTCCCTGTAGTTCCAGGTGAAGGGTACTATGCTTCCGTAGCTATTCGTCCTACATCCGCATCGGTTGGAACATACACACTTACTGTTAACTTCTATGATGCTAATAACAACTTGATCCCTGCAACAGTAGGTACAAGAACAGTTACAGCATCCGTAACCCAAACAAATCGTTGGGCATATTTAGCTAACACATTCTCCTCAGCAACAACTCTAAATGTGGCTTATGCTATCTACACAGTAACTTGTACTCCAACTACGCCAAGCATTGGTCAAAGCTTCGGAATTGACAGGTGCGTTTTCCGCCAGTAGAATTGTTTCTATGGGCACAATACTAATAACAAGCATGGCTACGGCCTGTTTAATAACCGCATTTGAGGGGCTCTTACGGCCTATGGGAAAATGGCGGGGGTTAGCAGGCTTGCTTCTTAGTGGCCTATTCTGCTATAACCTAAACACTAGATGGTCATATATGGCTGTCTATACTTTGGCATCCACTTTTGGAGGCTTAACATTTTCAGTATTAGTTGAACAGCTTTTTGCTGGAACAACTATGCGTTTCTCTCGTGGTTTGCCAAACAGGGTGGAGAGACGCTAGTATAGTAATTAGGAGGGTTACAATGCTAAAACCTATTATCAATCCAAAACTATCTCTGCGGGCACGATCTCTTTTCTATTACTTTATAGAGAAGGGCCGAATCATGTCCGCCGATGAGCTCTGGGCTAGTAAAGAATTCCCAGAGGGTCGTGACGCAATCCTTAACGCCTTGAATGAGCTAAAGGATCTCAACTACATCAAAGCCATCCGTACTAACGTCAACGGCAAGTGGCAGCACAACCTAAAGTTCACCGAGTCTGCTACCAAAATGTTGGCAGAATCACGGGAAAAATCCGCACCCTGGATTTCAGGGCATATGTATAGCTCTACAACTACTAGTGATATATCTACTAGTACTAATATAGATAATAATCCTAACGGATTATTATCTATAGGGGCACAGCCCCAAAAGGAGGAAGTCGTGGTTTGGAAAGAAGAAGAGGAAGATGTAGTCGGAGCAGTCGGAAAGATTGACGACCGCCAGGCTAGGCTTAACGCTAAGTACAAGAAGCCAGTAAAGGCTCAGCGTAACAGCCGTGACCGAATCAATACTCCAGAGGAACTCTGGTCTACCAACGACTTAGTAGCTGAGTTCTATGACCTATCCCACAAGATCGCTCCAGATATGTCTAGCCAGGTTAACAGCAAGTACTTAGCCACTTGGATTAACAAGCACGTTGGCGAGGGAACTGACCGCTATACAATCCTAAAGGCTATGCGGATGTTCTTTGAAGATCCACGTAATCTACACAATGTTGGAAATGGCAGAGCTTTGTGGCAACGCTTCTTTGCCTACTACCCAACTATCCAAGCAACTGTTAAGAAGACATCATCAACAGTCTATGAAGATGAAGAGTTCTTATCGCATCAGGAGAAGATGCTCAAGCTGCTTGGAGGAGAATAGTTGTTTGACATTCAAAACGAATCGCCAACGGTTCGCAAGCAGATTCTTAGGACCGGTGTTCCTTTCAAGACCATCGGCCTAGAGTTCTCTGACCTTGATCAAACCCCGGCTGTTAAGGCAGTCGAGAAGTGGGTGGGCCAGGTCTTAGCTGGAGAGGTCATTCAAAGCCCTGGAAGCCCCCTCTGCGGGGTTGGTGTAATGCTGGTAGGGGAACCAGGTCACGGAAAGACTACGCTGGCTTCTACGGCCATCCAGAGCCTGATTAGGGGTATCTCAGGAGAGATCCTAGGAACGCCGGGAAGGCTCCCAAAGCGAGTAGCGGGCTTTATGGACTATCCAAAGCTTCTTCGCTTACAGAAGTCCCAGTTCGATGAGCCAGACGATGAAGTCCAAGAGAAACTTGACGGCATATATGGTGACTCGGATATAATGGGTAATGTAAGTGTTTTTGTTTTAGATGATCTTGGTAAAGAATATCGCACAGCCTCAGGTTGGTCAGAGAACCAATTTGATGCTCTGTTACGTTCTAGATTCAATGCTGGTCTACCAACTATCGTAACGACAAACGTTCCGTTAAAGAGTTGGGGAAATGTGTACGGAGAAGCTATGGGTAGTTTTGCCCATGAAGCTTTCATTCCACTTGCAATAATAGCACCTGGGGGAGACAGACGACGCAAATGAAAGATATCACAATGAGTACATGGCAAGTAACACAACTGTTCCTCTCAGAAACTGGTGTGCATGAAGTCTATGTAAACCTAGATAACAAAAAGCTTCGTTGTAACTGCGAGGGTTTCCTTGCACGCAGTGGCTGTAAGCATACTCGTTTTGTTAACGAGCGTATGAGTACAAACGGCGGAGTCTATCCAGTAGAGGTTTCAAACAAAGCATCAACAGCTGAGACAGCACTAGCAGCTTTGAGCCCAGATATCTTTAGAGACTTCTTGTTGAAGTACGGTAAGATCGAGGTTCTGTAAAATTGAAGGGGGGCGATCTTTCAAATGAAGTTCCAATGCGAG